AATACTACGAATTCATGAACGCATGACCCTACGCAAAGTCAAGAGGCTACTAAACGAAAGCGACGACTTCCTCGTCTTCACCATGAAGAAAGGAAGCGACGACACGGCCTCCTTCGGGGTCTACTATCAAAGCCTTGAATCTTGGGAAATACTCCTCAACCTCGCCGTGTCAGATTACCACATACGAGAAACCCTCCGCAATGTCCTCAATACAGCCGACGCTTACCGCGATCAACAAACTGAAGACGAATCCGAATAATCCTCGGGCAATTCGCAAAGACCAACTCGACAAGCTCGTGAAAAGCCTCCGGGAGTTCCCCGAAATGCTCGAAGCTCGTCCCATCGTAGTAGACCCTGACTTCGTTGTCTTGGGTGGAAACATGAGATTAAAGGCAGCCCAGCTCGCAGGGCTTACCGAAGTCCCCGTCTACGTCGCCTCGTGGGAGGAAGCCAAGAACAAGGAGTTCATTATCAAAGACAACCTTGCCTTCGGGGAGTGGGACTGGGATATGCTTGCCAACGAATGGGACGCGGAAGAGCTCGACGACTGGGGCTTGGACGTACCCCTCGAAGAGGAACCGACCGAAGGACTCACCGACGCGGACGACGTCCCCGAGGTTCCAGAGGAGCCAACCACGAAACCCGGCGACCTTTGGCTCTTGGGTGAGCACCGCCTCTTGTGTGGGGACTCGACCAAAGCCGAGGACGTGGAACGCCTTATGGACGGAGAGAAGGCCGACATGGCCTTCACCGACCCGCCGTATGGCGTCAATTATGAAGGGGGGCACTTCCATAGTGGAGATGTCAATATCAAACGAAAGCGTGAAAAACTTGCAAACGATAGCGATGACCAAATCTATACAGATATCATCCCCTTAATTGCAGCTTTTTGCAATGGCCCCTGCTATACATGGTTTGCTGATACGAAACCATTGAAACTATACCAAGCAGTTGAGGCTATTGGGCATATACACGCCTTAATTATATGGCACAAAACGAATGCGACATATGCTGCGATGAACGCCCAATACAAACAGCGACACGAGCCTTGCCTATACTGGAAACCTAAAGGCTCAAATCTTAGATGGTGCGGCCCTTCCAATGAAGCCACAATTTGGGAAATGAAACGAGATGCAACGAACAACTTTCATCCAACGCAGAAGCCCGTCGAACTGGCCGAACGCGCACTTAAAAATCATAACGCCAAGAACGTTCTTGACCTCTTCCTCGGTTCAGGTTCTACCCTCATCGCCGCAGAGAAGACAGGGCGCAAGTGCTACGGCATGGAACTCGACCCCAAATACTGCGACGTCATCGTAAAGCGATGGGAGGACTTCACAGGTAAAAAGGCAGAGCTATGGAAGCAATAAAGCAGAGCGTTACAAAAGAGGACAAGTTAGAGCCAAAAAAGGCTGCGATGGTCGAAGCCCTCACCAAGGCTTTGGGCGTGGTGAAGATGGCGTGCGAGTCCTGCGGCATCTCACGTAACACACACTACCGCTGGCTCAAAGAAGACGCTGCGTACAAGGCAGCCTGCGACAACCTGCCCGAGGTCGTGTTGGACTTCGCAGAACACCACCTCCACAAGCTCATCTCTCAAGGCAACCCAGCCGCGACTATCTTCCTTCTGAAGACCAAAGGCAAGGGCAGGGGGTACGTGGAGAGACAAGAGATTGAGGTAGCCGAGAAGAAGCCCCTCTCGTGGTTTACTGGTGACGACTCTACTGTATCGTGAACGAGCAGACCCAAAAGAAGAAGGGCTACAAGCAAAGACGCAAGTTCAAGGCCCTGCTCAACAATCGCGGGATTGAGTGGAGCGAACCATCTCCCGGCCACTTTCGTATAGGGGACATTGTGTACTTCTACCGTGCCAAGAAGTACCAAAAGAAAGGCAAATGGTACGCCTTTACTTCACATGAGGAATTTTTGCAGAGCTTGTGAGGCAGCCCGCCACATACTACCACGTCAAGAACTGCCCCGCCAAAGTACAAGTCCACCAAGGCGGAACGCGGAGCGGCAAGACATACTCTATCCTCACGGCCCTCATCGAGCTGTGCCACCGCAACGAGAACTCCGGGGCGGTTATCACCATCGCACGCAAGACCTTTCCCGCGATCCGTGCCTCGGTGATGCGGGACTTCTTTGAGATACTCGAACGGGAGGGCATTTATAACGTGGAGCTTCACAACAAGTCCGAAGCCACGTACATCCTCTTCGGGAATCTCGTGGAGTTCATCTCCGTCGACCAACCCCAAAAGGTCAAAGGCCGGAAGCGCGACGTCCTCTTTTGCAACGAGGCCAACGAGCTCACCCTCGAAGATTGGCGACAGCTCATGCTCCGAACTACGGGCAGGGCCATCATCGACTACAACCCCTCCGACGAGTTCCATTGGATATACGACCACGTACTCACACGAGACGACCACGCCTTCTTCCAAACCACATACAAGGATAACCCCTTCCTGCCCAAGAGCACCGTCGCAGAGATTGAGCGCCTCCAAGAAGCAGACCCCGACTACTGGAGGGTGTACGGACTCGGAGAGCGTGGGGTATCGCGGGCTACTATCCTCACCCATTGGAAGCAGGTACCACAGGTGCCGGAAGGGTGGAAGCTCCTGTCGATTGGTCTTGACTTCGGATACACCAACGACCCCACGGCCATCGTCAAGGTGTACACCGACGGCCACGGCTTTTGTTTGGACGAGGTGTGCTACGCCACGGGACTCACAAACGCGGCCATCGCTCAAACGCTACGAGATGCCGAAGTGGGCAAGGCCATGATCGTGGCCGACTCAGCAGAGCCGAAGTCAATCGACGAGATACACGGCCACGGCTTCAATATCCACCCGGCAAGGAAAGGCCCGGACTCGGTACGTTCAGGAATCGACTTCCTACGCTCACGTCCGCTCTTTATCACCGAGCGCAGCATCAACGGAATCAAAGAGCTGCGCAACTACAAGTACAAGGAGGACAAGAACGGACGCCAACTGAACGAGCCTGTGGATGCCTTCAATCACTTCGTGGACGCCTCACGCTACGCGGTGACGTGGAACCAGACGAACCCCAACTTTGGGCGCTACGCCCTCGGATAACTTGAGGAATCAAACCCTTTCAACTCATTCTCACATGGAGCTCCGACTTCCGGCCAACTATTCAGACCTCACCCTGCGACACCTTCAGGTGCTCGAAACCACCGACGACCCCATCAAGCGGGTGCAGGTGGTGACGGGGCTGTCTTTCGCCGACCTCCGCAAATTGCCGCAAGCCCTCATCGTAGAAGCCTCGGCACACATCGACTCCCTCCTCGCCCGTGAGGTGTCCAAGCACGAACCTATCTTGCAGCTCCACGGCATCGAGTACGGCTTCATCCCCGACTGGGAGAACTTCAGCGCCGGGGAGTGGATTGATATGGAGACCTACACCAAGGACTTTTGGACGACGGCACACAAAGCCATGAGCATCCTGTACCGACCCATCACCCAGCGTTGGGGCGACAAGTACACCATCGCCGAGTACACGGCACAGGAGAAGAGCGAGCACTTCCTCGATATGCCCGCCCCTGCGGTAGCGGGTGCGCTGCTTTTTTTTTGGACTACCGAGCGCGAACTACGGAACACTTTGGAGTCCTCTTTGACTCGGACGGCGGTGGAGGCGATGCGTTCTATTCGAAGTGGGAATGGTACCCCGCCCTCTACTCATTGGCTGGGGAAGACGTTCTCAAAATTGATGCAGTCACTCGCCTCACGGTGGGCCACGTCTTCACGCACCTCGCCTTCTTAAAAGACCTTGAATACAAACGCAAGCAAGAGCAAGCCCAGCGCCGATGATCACCTTCAATAACATCGTCTCCAAGTTTCAGGAGTTCTGCGACAATCATTACTTCATCAAGACCTTTTCGTACGGCTCCCCGTCGGATGTGGACTTGGAGAAGTTCGAGCAGTACCCCCTCCTCCATCTCGTGTACACCGGGGGCGACTACAACAGCCCCAAAGCCAAGACCTACAACCTCGAGGTGTATATCCTCTCCGTGCCGCCCTCGGATGCGGACAAGGTAGGCTACCAAAAGGAGAACATCTCGGACGCAGAGCAGGTAGCCGAGGACATCCTCGCAGACATCCAGAACGGAGGCAACATCTTCCAGTTTGGTTTCCACTACGATCTGGTCAATGCGAGCGTGACGCCTTTGGAAGAGACGCAAAGCAACGCCCTCGCTGGGTGCTTGCTCGACATCGCTATCTCCGTTCCTTACACCTACGACTCATGCAACGCCCCCCTGACGGGTGTCGAGCCTGACGGCAGCGGCATTCCCTCGTACAAGGCCCGTGGATTGCTACGTGTCAAAGAACTCGACGGAAGTCCTGACGTACTCTCGGTGGCTACCATCAACGTCCCGGACGGAAGTTTGACAGACAACGGAGACGGGGAGATAACGTTGACCTTCGGAACGCAGGAGGTGACGCGATTGACGCAGACTGTCAAGAACGTGTCAGGTGGGGAACTCACAAAAGGAACTCCTGTCCATGCCGTAGTAAACGGAGCCGAAGGCAACCTTGCCTATGTCATCGCGGCACGGGCTGACACGCCCTCGGCTATGCCCGCCACCTTTGTCCTAAACGAGACCCTCGCAGACGAAGCCGAAGGGGAAGCGATTATCACCGGACTTCTTCAAGGCGTGGACACCGACGCATTCGCTGCTGGCGACGTGGTGTACGTCGGAGAAACGGGCGGCTATACGAACGTCAAGCCGACAGGAACCAACCTCATCCAAAACTTGGGCATCGTACTCAAGTCGCATCCCTCGAATGGCTCCGGCATCGTGTATGGATCGGGACGAGCTAACGACGTGCCCAACATCCCTGAAGGGTATGGATGGCTCGGCAACGCCTCAGGGGTGGCTACACCTACCCTCTTCAACTTCTACCTCAACAGGTTCGACGCTACCGCCTCGACGATGGCCTCGACCCTCGACGCAGGCACGGCGACCATTGAGCGCATCGACACGGCACGCTGGACGGGTACGGGGGTCTACCTCAGCCAACAAAGTGACACGCCAAGCTCAGGCAACGTAATCAAGAGAAAGGTGTACTACAAGAACGAGTTTGGAAGTACGGACGCCTTCGGGACGTGGACGCTCATTCACGAGTTCGCAGACGACACGAGCTACGCCACCGCCCTTGCCTACATCAACGATACAATCATAGCCGGACAGACCAACGGCACGGCTCCGGCCTCTTTGGTTATGACGTGGGAAGACACTTCCGCTTTTTCCGGTTTGCTCAATGATTACCCAGGAGCGGCGGCGGCGTACTCGCTACGATTGCTTGATTCGACCTACACGGGTTCAGCTATCCGCGTCCGCAGGGCATCAGACAACGCAGAGCAAGACATCGGGTTTGACAACAACGAACTTGATACTGCGGCGCTTGCTACGTTCTGCTCAGGCACAAACGGATTTGTCAAAACGTGGTATAGCCAAACCGGATCTCTCGACGCGACACAAACCACGATAAGCGCACAACCAAAAATCTACGACAGCTCAACAGGAGTATTGACTATTGGAGGCAAGCCTGCCGTGTCTTTTGTTAATATAAACGCTGTACTAACTACCTCAGACTACATCTTCGAGTTCAGCCAAAACGAGGTTTCTGCTTACATCGTTAAATATGCTTCGAATACCGGTCTTCAAGATTCGTATATGTTCTCCGAGCAAGATGCCACGCCATATTCCTCACAATTTATCATAGGCGACTCAGGCGGGGCAACAGGTATTATCTGGTTCAATGCGCAATCTATTGGAACTATGGCCTCCGGACAGGGCTTGGTAGGTATTGAAAAAAATTCAAGCGGCCTGGTCTCCACTTATATGAACGGCTCTTTTTCTCAATCTGGGAGTCCAACGATTAACACAGAGATTGGAAATACTACGGCCTTTGGAAGTCGTGCAGACTCAACAACCAGCTTTTATGATGGCACGTTGCAGGAAGTTATAGTCTATAAGATAGACAATTCGTCTAACCGCACAGCAATCGAGACCAACATCAACGACTTCTACTCCATCTTCTAATGAGCTATATCATCGTTCTCCCCGAAGGGTTCTTGACGAGTGAGGTCAGAGCCAAGAGCATCACACGAGAGCTCTACAACATCACCGTGCCTGTAGCTATTCAAGAGGAATACCAAAAGGACGGCACCGTCTTTGGAGTCATCACACACCCCGACGGCATCCAGCACGCCCTGCAAGTAGATCTCGACTACATCATCCCGGTAAGCCCACAAGCAACCATCGAGAAGCTCGTCTCTCTCTTCCCGGAACTCAACGAGCAGGAACGATTCAACCTTGCCTCCTACGTCCTCAACAACGAGCAGTTCCCCTTTGGTCACATCGTACCCTCTACTACCACGGTGAGGGATTACGAGTACATGGTCGAGAATGGATGGTTTCCGGAAGAACCCGTATGAAGAACCTTCTCATCATACCTCTCACCCTCGCGGGTCTCTCGCTCTTCGTCGTGGGGCCGCTGTACGGATTCCTCGTGCGCGTCTTCACCGACTTCCGCCCGTGGGGGTGGCTCTACGACATCGGACGCCGCGCGTCCTTTATGGCTTCTATCCTTGCGGAACTCATCCTCAACGACGTCCTACTCAAGCCTCACGGGTACACCTTCGGACACCAAACTATCTCGGCTGTCCTTGGGGCCAACCTGAAGGCGGGCACACTCTCGAAGACAGGTAAGAGGCTCCAGCAGCTTCTCGACTACATCGAAGAAGACCACTGCATCAAAGCATACCACAACATCCAAACCCCATAACATGGAATTTCTCCAAACACACTGGGCTGAAATCGCCCTCGCTGTAATCGCTGCCGCTGGCACGATCACGGCACTCACCGAAACGACCAAAGACGACAACATCGTCGACTTGGTAAAGCGCATCTTGCAAGCCATCATCCTCGGTAAAAGCAAATGAACCTGACGGACTTTGAGAAGGTACTCGGCAGGTTTGCCGAAGACGTCAACAACGCAGCCAAGCGTGAGCTCGGCTCGCGTAAGATTGGCAAGAACCGCTCCTACGGGGTGGCTTCGCGTAGCCTTCAAAAGTCCCTCACCTATTCGCTCAAGGGGGGGAGGGTCTCTTTCGGCTCTCCCCTGCCTTATGCGGCGTTCATCCATTGGGGCGTCAACGGGACACGTAAGAACCGCAACGCGCCCTATTCGTTCCGTTCCAAGCAACCGCCAATGGAGCCTATTCTGCAATGGATGAAGGCCAAGCCTGTACGCCTGCGCGATGCCTCCGGAAAGTTCGTGAAGCAGACGGAGAGCCGCCTGCGTAGTGCCGCCTTCCTCATCGCTCGAAGCATCAAGAGGAAAGGTATCGAAGGGCTGCGTTACTACACCGTCGCCCTCGAATCCATCGTGCCACAATACCGAGAAGAACTCGGCCAAGCCCTCGCTCAAGACCTGCTCCGCTCGTTGGAGTTTAAGTCAGGAAACATCACCATCAAGCCCAAGTAATGGCCTTTCAATTTCTCACCTCTCCAACAGAAGCCCCTTTCCCTTGGCGTCAGCGTGCCCAGCTACGATGGAGGGACAGCGCCGCAACTATCGACACGTGGCTCGTAGAGATGTACGTCGTCAATATGGCGGGAACTGCTGTTGGGTCGCCACTTGCCACGGCTTACGTGGCTTCAAACATCCCCTCTACCAACGACGCAACGCTCAACATGGAGACGTGGACGGCTTCAGATCAGGGGTATTATGCGCCGTATTTGACGTTTACAACAGGAAGTAAACCCGTGCCGAGCGTTGACGCTATCTCGGTCTTTTATCAGAATACCTACGGGGTGCAGTTTCAATTCTACTCCGTCACGGGAGGCGTCAAAAGCGCGTTGCAAGGAAGCCACAACTATATCCCAGTTTATAACGCCACCAACCAAGGCTGGGACTGGTCGCAGGACTTCTCCGACTACTTCCCCGACAGCGCCTTGAAAAAGGGGTGGATGACAGACAGGGAAGACACGACGTTTATTCGTGTCGATATGGCACCCGAGGATGAAGGAGCGGCCACCCTTTTACAGATGGAGAACTACTCCTATACCTACGACACGGGCAAGGACACCGCGAACTGCGACTGGGACACGGTGAACTATTCCGTCTTCTACAACGGCACCTCACAAAACATCCTCAACTTGTCTTTGGGTACGGTGCCTACAAATTGGCCGGACGCCGCGCAGCACATACCCATCGGCCCGGCTAACATCAATGACAACGCAGGGTGGGCAGTTACCTACGACCTCACCACCGAGCCGTGGGACTACATTCAAATCACACCCAACGATGGAGCCACAAACAACTGCAAGCCCATCCGGGTCTATCGCGACTGCCGACCCATTAAGCACAAGCCCGCGCAGTTGTATTGGATTGGATCGCGTGGCGGAGCCGAGATACTCCGTT